AGAGTTCTTTAGTACAGATCAGCCTGACAAACTAAGAGGTGCAAGAAGAACAGACTTATTTATAAACGAGTGTAATAATGTTAGCTTTGATTCTTACCAACAATTAGCAGTAAGAACATCAGGAAACATTTGGTTAGACTTTAACCCTGCTAACTTATTTTGGGTAGATAAAGAACTTGTAGGACAACAAGATACAAACTTCATAACCTTAACCTACAAAGACAACAACAGCCTACCTGAATCTATAGTCAAAGAAATTGAGAAAGCAAAAGAGAAAGGTAAGACCTCAACTTATTGGGCAAATTGGTGGAAAGTATATGGACTTGGACAGGTAGGTAGTTTAGAAGGCGTATGTATTCCTGATTGGAAACCTATTGATCATATTCCTGTAGAGGCACGATTATTGTGTTCTGGTTTAGACTTTGGCTATTCCGTTGATCCCTCAACAATTATCAGACTATATAAATGGAATGATGCTTATATATTTGATGAGGTACTTTACAGAAAGGGAATGTTAAATAGAGACCTCAGCTACTTCATCAAACAAAACGAGATACGAGAAAACATATACGCAGATAGTGCAGAGCCTAAGTCCATACAAGAACTAAGAAACTACGGACACAAAGTATTCCCTGTAACAAAGGGTAGAGATTCTATAGTCTACGGAATCAACCTAATCAACCAAAACGAAATCTACATTACAAGTCATTCTAAGAATCTAATCAGAGAACTACAAGGTTATGTATGGGACAAAGACAAAGAGGGTAATAATCTACAAAAACCTACAGGAACACACCCTGATTGTATTGATGCTGCAAGATACGCTTTAATGATGCAACTAAAAAATCCAAATAGAGGTAAGTATGCAATTAGATAGTTTCTAAAACTTTTTTTTATTACGTTATATATATATGAAAGTAGAGGTTTATATTCCTGACACTTTAAGTGAGATCACTTTAGGTCAATATCAAAAGTATCTAAAGATACAATCTGAAAACGAAGATGAGAACTTCTTAGCTATTAAAATGATAGAGATATTTTGTGGACTAAGAGGAGATACTATAATGTCTATGAAAGCTAAAAGCATAAGAGATATAACAGCTATACTTACAAATATGTTTAACGAGAAACCTAAACTGGTTAAAGAGTTTAAAATGGGTAAAAAGACTTATGGCTTTATTCCTAAGTTAGAAGATATGAGTTTTGGAGAGTATGTTGATCTTGACACTTATATAGGCGATATGCCTAACCTACATAGAGCTATGGGTGTTCTTTACAGACCAATCAAACTAAAAGACAAAGAAAAATATCTAATAGAAGATTACAAAGGAGAAGAATCTGAAAAGATGAAAAATATGCCTATGGATGCTGTATTAAGTTCTATAATTTTTTTTTACAATTTAGGGATGGACTTGTCAAAAGCTATGCTGAACTTTTTGAACGAGGAGGAGATGGACTTAGTGCAACAGCAAATTTTGGAAGAAAGTGGGGATGGTATCAATCGCTTTTCGGACTCTCTCAAGGAGATATTAGAAGATTTGAGGATATCACTAAACTAAATGTACACACCTGTCTTTATGCTTTAAGTTTTATGAAAGAAAAAGCAGAGGTAGAATCAAAGAATATAAAAAGTAAATTTAATCGATGAATCAAGGAGTAAGAGGTTATTACCAAATCACAGAAACACTTAAGACTAATCTCTTAGCAGATGAGAATGTCAATACTGTAACAACAGGCGATATATTCGACATAGACCTATCTAAGCAAACAATATTTCCTTTAAGTCATATTATAGTAAACTCTGTAGAGATACAAGAACAAGTCCTCAACTTCAACATAACTGTAATGGCTATGGATATTGTTGACCAGTCTAAAGACGAAACAACAGACGTATTCAGAGGTAACAACAACGAACAAGATATTCTAAACACACAATTAGCTGTAGTAAACAAATTAGTAGGATTGTTAAGTAAGAGTACACTATACCAAAATAAATACCAATTAGATGGTAATGCTTCTTGTGAGTTCTTTTATGAAAGGTTTGAAAATCAAATGGCAGGTGTAGCTTGTACATTTAATGTATTAATCGCAAATGATATAAACGTATGCAGCTAAAAGAAACAAGAAACGCCTTAAACAACTTTGCTAAGTATGTTATCAAACAAGCAAGAACTAATCTTACTAAAAGCAAAAAGAATAGTTCTAAGAAACTATACGATAGTTTAGATTACAATATTAACGTAAGTAAAGATTCTATAAGTGTAATCTTTGAGATGGAGGACTATGGACAGTTTCAAGATCAAGGTGTAAGTGGTAAAAAGAATAAATACAACACACCTTTTAGCTATAAGTCTAAAATGCCACCTGCTAAGTCTTTTAGTCAATGGGTAATTCGTAAAGGTTTAAAAGGAACAAGAGACAAGCAGGGAAGATTCATACCAAGAAAAAGTTTACAGTATCTTATAGCAAGAAGCGTATTTACAAAAGGTATAAAACCAAGTATGTTTTTTACTAAACCTTTTAACGTAGGTTTTGAAAGACTACCTAAGGAACTACAAAGAAAATTTGGAATAGATATAGAAAACGCAATATAATGGCAAATATATTTTTAAGAAGTCCGTATTTTGTTACAGTAACCACAGCAAGTCATTTGTCTGCACAATTAGCTTTGACAATAGATGGCACATTACGTTATACCATACTTAAAAACGCTACATCAAACAGAACAGTATTTGAAATAGCAACCTTAGCTAAAGATTACTACGATGCTGATTATGGTGGAGCTACAGGCTCTACTTTTGATACAGTAGCTATATCTTATGTAATAACAACCTTTACAGCAGTAGATGGTGGAGGTACAGGCACAGCTCAAAGTGCAGTAACACATACAGGCTTTTATGGATATTCTCAATTCTGGGGTGGTGTAAACCAAGATATTGATCCTGATGATTTTGAGTTAACAAACACAGGTAATTCACAAATCATTTACTTACCAGACAATACAGCAGGGTTTGCTTGGGATATGAACTCAGGTACTAAAAACAAAACTACTATAAGCACAACAGATAGAGTAATAACCTCAGCAAGTGGTAATTATCGTTGGTCTATTAACAGAATATGTAGTGCCAAATATAGTCCAATACAAATGCGATTCATAAATAAAAATGGCGCACCTCAAGACCATTATTTCTTTTTAAAAAATGTAGAGAACATAAATACTAAAAGCGAAACATTTAAAAGAAATATATTTGTAGCGTCATCATCTAACTACGACACTAAAGACCATCAAGTACAAACCTTTAACAAAACAGGTAAGAAACGATTTACACTAAACACCGATTACTTAGCAGAGGCTTATAATGCAGTAATGGAAGATATATTGTTAAGTGAGTATGTGTGGATTTACTTTAGTTCACAATGGCATCCTGTTGTTGTAGTAACAAGCTCTTTAACTAAAAAGACATCAGTAAACGACAGGCTTATACAATATACCTTAGAGGTAGAGGATGCTAACGACATCATCAATAACATAGTATAATGAAACGTGAGTTACAATTATACATACAAGATACAAGGGTAGACTTATTTAAAGATGAAACAGTAAGTCTAACGGATTCTATACAAAACGTTAGGGATATATCTAAAGTATTTACAAGTTTTACAAAGACTTTCACATTACCTGCTTCTTCTACAAACAATAAGTTATTTCAACATTATTATAACTTTGATATTGTCAGTAATGAATCAATTAATCAAAGTGGATTTGATGCACGTAAAAAAGTAACAGCAAGAATCGAAATAAACCACGCACCCTACAAATCAGGTAAAATAAAATTAGAGGGTGTAGACTTAAAAAACAATCAACCTTATGCATATAAAATAACATTCTTTGGAGACATAGTAGAAATAAAAGATGCTTTAGGAGATAAAAAACTTGCTGACTTAGATTTTTCTGCATATGATCTAACTTACAATCCCTCAACAGTAGAAACAAAACTAACAAACATTCAAAGTTCTACAAATCATATTATAGCACCACTTATAACACACACACAAAGATTATTTTTTAATAGTGATACTTCAAGTGATGTAGCTGATAATGGAGACTTACATTATCATAGTGGAGGAGGTCAACACATACACGGAGTAAAATGGAATCAATTAAAATATGCTATACGAGTAAACAAGATAATAGAAGCAATAGAAGCCTTAACAGAATTTGATTTTACTTTTAGCACAGACTTTTTTAAAAACACATCTAAGCCTGAGTTTGACCATTTGTTTTTATGGCTTCACAGAAAAAAGGGAGCAGTAGAACAATTAACAGATAGTCCTGAAACTAAAATAACAGGTTTAGGAGATACAACAGGAGGTGCAGACCCAGTCGGAGATTATAACTTTAGAAGTAGTGTTAATGATTTTTTAGTTACTGTAGGAACAGACTTTGTTACTATAAGAGAGCCTGAGGTAGAGAGAATGGATAGATTTAAATTAGAAATAGATGTAGCAACAGGCGAGACAGACCCTTATTCACTAAGAGTAACAAAAGATGGTAGTTTATTTTATCAAAAAAACAACATAACAGGAGACTTCATTGTTGAAGATGATAGTTTAGATGAAGCTTCAGGTAGTGAAGACGATGATTGGAATTATGAAGCAGGAACATATGAAGTGTTTATAACACCTGATAATGCAGGAACAGTAATTTCTATAGACAAAGTAACTTGGGGTATAAGAACAAATAGAGGTACAGATAGTAATTTATTTTTTAGAACACCTGCAATCGCAATAGGAGAAACATTTACTTTTTATGTAGATAGACAAATGCCTGATATGAAGATTATAGATTTTCTTGCAGGTTTATTTCAGATGTTTAATTTAACAGCTTTTTTAAATAACAACGTAATTAAAGTGCAACCTTTAAATGATTTTTATGCAGGTGGTACTTCTTACGATATAACGGAGTATCTTGATATAAACACCTCACAAGTTAATGTAGCATTACCTTATAGAGAAATAGTTTTTAAGTTCAAAGATACAAAAACATTTATAGCAGATAGGTATGGTAAGATCAATGGTCAAGACTGGTCTGAAATAAAATACAAAGCAGGAGAAACACAACTTGCAGGAGAAATATATAAAGTTGAAGTACCATTTGGTCATATGCAATTTGAAAGGTTAAATGATGTTACAGGTGGCACATTGAAAAATATACAATGGGGATATTATGTAGATAGTAACCAAGAGCCGTATATAGGAAGTCCGATGTTATTTTACCCTATAAACATCAATACAGGAGGTATATCTTTTGTAGATGCTTTAGATGTTAATGGGGTGGCTTCAAGTCATAAAGAATTAACTAATGTAAATTTACCATTTAATAGTGTTGATGAAAACCCTGCTGTAAGTTTACATCAATTAAATTTTAATCTTGAATTTAGTGAATGGACTCGGACTACTGAATTTACTAAGAGTTTATTTCAAGAATATTACTCTGCTTATATTTCACAAGTATTTGATAGTAAGAATCGACTAACAAAAATTAAAGCAAGACTACCATTAAAGATATTACTTAATTATTCATTGGCAGATAAATTTGTAATAAACGGAACAGATTATAGAATAAACAGTATCACTACAAACCTAACAACAGGCGAAGCAGATATAGAACTATTAAACATATGATAAAACACATATTAGAGATGCTACCCTATGTAGAGGGAGGATCAGAACTTATAGACATAGCAAAGGGTAAATACAAGTTTCCTGAAACAGTAAAGGAAGCGTTTAACAATTTTAAAAAGGAATTATGGCAAAACAAGTAGTAGTAGACTTAAAAGCAAACACAGGGGATGTACAAAGGGGTATGGATAAATTAGCTGATGCTATTGCAGACCTCAACCAAGCTCTTGGTGGATTTAACAAAGAAGCAGAGAATTTAGATGATGTTGCAGATTCAGCTAAAAAAGCTGAGAGTGGTTTTAAAAAGTTTGGTAGAACATTAGGCAACTTAGGTAAAGCAGGAGGATTGGTTTTTTTACTTACTAAAGCATTTGAAGTTTTCCAAGAGGTGTTAGGTCAAAATCAAACACTTGTAGATGCTACCGCAACAGCAACAGAGTTTTTATCTATTGCTTTTAATGATTTGTTTAGCTTTTTACAAAACAATGTAGGTGCAGTTACAGGTTTCTTTAAGTCTATATTTGATGATCCTAAACAATCTTTAATAGATTTTGCTAATGCCTTTAAAAGAAACATACAGGAAAGGTTTGAATCTTATTTAGATACATTAGGCTTTTTAGCAAGTGCAGTCAAAAAAGTATTTAGTGGAGACTTTGCAGGTGCTATGGAAGATGTTAAAAATGCAGGTAAAGAATCTTTAGATGTGCTTACAGGTGTTGATAATACTTTTGAAAAATCTGTAGAAACCGTTGGTAAAGTAACAAAAGCAGTTACAGAATATACTAAGTCAACTTACGAATCAGCAAAAGCGACAGTAGATTTAAATAAAGAAGTACAAATTGCTGATGCACTACAACAAGGCTTGGTAGAGAAATACGACTTACAAGCAGAACAACAAAGACAAATTAGAGATGACGAAAGTAAGAGTATAGAAGAAAGAATCAAAGCTAACGAAAAATTAGGAGAGATACTTGACAAGCAAGAGGAAGAAATGCTTAAAAATGTAAAACTTCGTGTAGAGGCAGCACAAATAGAATTTGATAAAAACCAAGATAATGTAGAAGCTAAGGTAGCACTTATAGAAGCAGAAAATGAATTAGCAGCAGTCCAAGCACAAGTTACAGGTTTTAGATCTGAAT